GCATCATTCGCAGTCCCCGCCGCAACAAATGATAGTCGTGAACGATTTGAACCCATGGAAAGTACAGCAGTACCGTCAGTTAGATTGTCATTTAACTTAAGAACAGGTAGGCCTCTAAACCCAAAAGGAAGCGAACTTTTTGGAATTAATCCATCTTCTACAGCCGAATTCATTATTATTCTAACATATGAAGACCGGTTTGGTCGCATACCAGATACAACAGCTCTTTTTTCTGATTCAGTGGCAGCATCAAAGTTGTAGTAAGCTTTCATGTCACCTATTTTTTTACCTACATAATCGTCGCTGGCTGGATTTAAAGTACACAAGGAATACATTTCAAGAATGTTCATATCCCGGTCATTGTCTCGAAGGTCTCTAACTAGAACAGAAAAAGTACCGTACGGATCTTTTATATTCGTTGATCTTCTAATGTTTGATATACTAATTTTTACTCTTTTGTTGCCTATTTCACCGTCATCTAACGCTTCAAAGTGAAAAAGATCGTATTCGTTTGCACCAAATGGCTGTGATATAAATGAAGTTGTTCTAGCTGTTTGATATCTTGTTTTAAAGTTTCCAAAAAGATCTCTAAAAGACGTAGTTGAAAGACCGCTATTTGCACTAGTTCCTTCTGAACCTGATGCTATAATAACAGAATAATTTGTAGCAGCTGATGGGTCATGCTTTACTTTTGCAATTTCAGATTCAACTGGAAAATCTAAATAGAGGAAATGCTGTGTTTCCTCAAATCTATCTGGGTTTGTATTTAAAACTTTTGCAACATAGTATTCGCTGGTAGGATCAAGTGATGCTGTAACGATCTTTATTCCAGGTTTTCCTTCGTCAGATGAAAACGAAGCACCTTGTGACGACGATATAACTAGTTTAAATGTACCTTGTATATCTGTTCCATTGTATGATTTAATTGCTGCGACGTCGTTAGTTGTAGACGTACCAGAATAACTAGCATCGTGGCTTAAAATTTCTATTCGTGAAGCTGTTGTTGGAAAAATTGCAGCACGAACAAGATTTACTTCGAGCGGATCAGGAAAAGAATTATTGTCTGTAAATCTTAAATCTCCAACACCTTCTTCAGACGCTAATACTTCGTGTGTTGCAGCAATAAATTGAACTGCGCCTCTATGCCTACCTAATGTATCTGGCGCGCCGGCAAGTGTACCTTCTATAACATAGCCGGCGTTCTTAACAGTTCCTGCTAATTCTGTTGTCTGTATATCTGCAATTGAGTTGTTTGCGCCTGCTCCTAAAACTCTAATATATGTTAAAGCAGTCTTGTGCTTAAGAAAAGCATCAGCTGCATAAGGTCCGAATCTATCCGGATCCAAGGTGCCAAACTTAAATTCAAAGTCTGAAAAAGATCCAACTGTCACAGGCACAAAAGCAGGGCCCCTCTCAGCAGTCCCAATAACTCCACCGGGGACGCCTTCAATAGTTGTTTCTCTTGCACTTAGATCAATTTCTCTTTCAAAAAATCCGGGTGATCTGAATGTTTGTTCTTTCATTATTCACTCCTCAATATATTCATAACTATCTTCTTCCTTATCAAAAAACTGCTATTTTACTCATTCTGGTTTTCAATATCTTTAATTATTAAAGAAGAACCTACAGTTTCTCCTTTTCTTTGATTTCTGTGTCTGATTTTTGAAAACTGAATGGTTTCTTCACCAGTAAACGGGTTGACGATTCTTTCCTCGATCACTGGTGACAAGTCGCCTCTTTTGTTTTCCTCTAAAGGGTTTGTTAAGTCTTGAAGTACATTTTTTTTAAACATATCTTTTTTCCTTTCTGGCTGATTATTTTCTACTATTTTTGCAAATGGTTCTTGATATCCAAAGTCAATAGTCGGTGCTGAAAAATAAGATCGCGCAAGATTAGGAAGTCCAGGATTTTTAGGATTAAGTATATAACCCGGTATCGTAAGACTAATACTATTTTTGACTATTCTTTCATCGTCTGAGTAATTATCAAAATTGGATGCATTTGTAAAGCTTGTTTCAAAAAAAGCAATTAATTCATAGCCTGTGTCTGTTTTCATTGCTATTTCTTGACCTTGACCGTCAAAGTTAAAGATAAGTGTTTCCATCATTTGATTTGCTTGTTGAATATATTGTGTCCAGAAAGTTACTTCGTAAGTTATTGCAATAAATTCTGGATATGGAATATCAATTATTTCAAAAATATTATTTCCTAAACTAGCATCTAGGTTTATAAGCCCTGCCTGCGAAGAAAAGCTAATATTGTTACCGTTCCTCCTAGAAGCTTGTTCGTCGTTCTTAGCAACGTTACCGGGCACAATATCGTTAAGTACAAAAGCACGCCTAGAAGATACATTTTTTTGATTTGTTAAACCTATCTTATTTATAACATTTTGATAATTTCTATCTTTTTTGCTTAATCTTTTTTTAATTGTGTATGAAGGTTGGTTTCTAAAAGAAATTGCTGTGCCTTTTCCTTTTTGATCTGCAGAAAAGTCTATGTCGTTTCTTATTATAGATATTAAAGGCAAGATTAAAGCATTGTTCTTATCTCTTATAGGATTTTTTCTACGTGTAAGTGCGAATCTTTCGCCCGAAGCGAAAACAACTGGTACTTTTTTAGATTCTTTTTTTTGCGTTGTTTGAAAATTTAATTTTGCATCAAATAACTTAAATACTGCTCTATCAATATCTTCTATTCCAATACTTGGAAAATCAAAGTCTTCTGGGGGATTATCACCTTCAAACTTTTTAATAACTTTATCACCTTTTTTAGTACTCATTTATCATCTCCGTAAAAAGACGATCCTGCGCCTGTTTCGTCACCCTTAGGTGAAACCTCCCTAGGACCGGTTAAAGGTGATTCAAGAACTCCATTTTTCTGAAGATCTCTTACGTCGTTAGTTTTCCCTTCGCTATTTTCAGATTGCCCTCTTTGCTGCACAAACGTTTCTTGAACTGCGTCTGCATCTGTGTACTGTTCTGATGTTGGACCAAAAACTTTTGAAATAAACTGCCCTTTTCTTGATTGTTTTGCTTTTACTGAAATATATCGTCCATGTTCTATTTGTCCAAATATAACGTCTGCGTTTGGGCTTTGTGTGACTTCAAAAAATACTGAACCGTATGAGAAGAAATCACCTTCAAGTACTTCTATCTTCTTATCTAATAAGTCTCGAGACTGTATGTAGACTTCGACAGAATAATACTTTTCTGATCCAAATCTATCGGTTGTTGTAGCAGGTGCTTCATATTTTACAAAACAATCAATTTCAATAGGGTTATCAAATATCTTTTCTGGTGATTCTTCATATACATCATGTACTTTTGACTTGATCTCACTTATTGGGAAGTAATAGATTTTTTGACCGACGACATCTTTAACCAACTCCTTTGCAATATCGTTAATAAAATTAATCTCTCTTGGCGTAATAAAAAATCTACTCATATTTTATCCTAGAAATATTGCTGAACCATTAGGCATTGGCACATACTTTAGCTGTTTATTCATATTTTCTGCTCTTGTTGCCTGCATTTCTATTAATTTGTCGTAAGTCATAGTATCTAACATTTCACGGAGTGTTGTTATTAACTTATCCTTATCTTCTCTTCCCTGACTGATCAATTCAGTACCATTTAAACTAACCTCAGCACCCGGTACGGGAATACTTCCAAATTTTGATCTAATTAAACCTAATATTTCCCTACACAATGCAACTGTAAATTGTCTAATCCACTGGCGCCCAATTGAATTAATTTTATTGTACTGTATGTTACCAAACGGTAGATTGCCCATATTTGAAACGCCAAATATTGTTGCGTCTTTGTAAGAAGGTGAATTAGGATCAGGATATTGTCTAACTCTAAGCCACATCTTATTTTGTCTTCCTGAAGGACACGGAAACAATCTTATTTTTGTACCTTCCACTCTATAACTATAGTTTGATCTTCTTACTCTGTTTGATAAATCGAGCTGGCCAGCTCTTAATATGTCTTCAAAGACTGGTAGCACATAAAAAATTGTTTCCGGCGTAAAAGATTCAAAACTAAATTCATTATTAAGATAATTTATTGCTGATGTTGTATCAAAAAATCTATATGCTGCTTGCGGATTAAAATGGTATACCTCGGCTATTTTTATTTTACCCTTTGCACTATTAAATACTAGCGTACCGTCTTCTTTTTTTAATTCTGTATAAATGTCATAGTCTTGTTGTCCGGGTTTTAAAGTAATAGACCCAGATGTTGTATTGTAAGAGCCTCCGATACCTGCTTCCATAGCATAAGGTTCCGCAAATCTTGTCAAGTATTCTAGGTTATCTCTAGGATACTTTTCTTGCGAATTTGTTTCCATATGAGGTTTTTCATCGCTTCCAGTTGGAAAGCCTAAATAATTAACTAATTGAGATTTAGCCTGAAATTGGTTAAGAATTGAACTATATTCTAATACTGCTTCTTCAAATGCACCAAATATTTGCTTTTTTGTGAGCTCGACAGAAAGAATATCATCACCCATCTTACGCTTAACAAAAGTAACCATATTGTCAGCCTCAGTAATAAAATCACCCTCAGCATCATAAAATCCAAACGGAGTTGGATTAGTAATTTGAGCAAATGTAGCCATGCTGCATCCTCTTAAAGTTAAAAAATCTTCGCTATTAATATATATGCAAACTCAACAAGACTGTCTAATTTTAAAGAAACTATTCGCCTCCGCCGTCAAAGCCGGCTTCGATACCACCTTCTATGCCGGGTTCATAATAATTGTCATGATCTCTGTAGCCATAAAAATAAGGGTATAGCTTTTTTAAATTTCTTTTAGAAGTTTTTTTCTTTTTCTTTTTTTTGTATTTTTTGTATTTTCTTTCGCTAATAGCAGACCCTTCTTCGTGCATTTCAATGCCATGCTTTTCGTGAAGTTCGTCAATACTATCTGAATCTTTTACTTTTTCAAGCAATATTGCAGGAATATCAGTCTCAATAGCACCACCAGACCATCTTACGTCATAAAAGTTAATATCACCATTCTCTTTCAATGAATGCCACATCACTTCACCAACTTCATTTAAGGAAGAACCCTTCTTCCGGACATGAGTCAGTCATGTATGTCCTATAATATCTTTTGCAGCTTGATCCTTATTGCTCACATGATTAATGCCGTAAGTAAACCCGTCTTCCTTGCTGACGTAAGAAAGCCTTTCTAGCTCTTCAAATATTAGAGCTCGCAATTTGCTTATTGATAGTTTCATTTTGTTTTTCTTGCTTGGTTAATAATTTCGATCTTCATCCGGATCTCGGGCATTCATTCGAACATATTCCATATAACTGTCATGCTGATCAGGTGCTAAGTCTTCAGAACTTTGTTCATCATATTCTAAAGGTAGTGCTAATTGCTCAGGTTGAGATTCTATCTGATAGATTTTAGAATATATACTACTTAATTCTGTTTCCATCGGGCCGAGATATCCATACGCGTATGCTTCGTTCTCTCCGCCCATATCTAACACATGATCATTCATCTGCTTTGTGAGCATGGCTGCTTTTTCTTTAAGAGCACGCAATTCATTGCTAGCTTCTGCAATTAAGCTTAGCTCTTCTTTAATGAGTCTTCTTATTGCTTTTCTATTTAATTTCATTTCTTGCTCCTAAAATTTAAACTATCTATCGTAGTCGCCGCTCATGATATCTTCACAGCATTCAATGAGCGCAGCTTTTGTTATTTCGCAAGAGCAACATTCAATAAGGCACATAACAGCTGCACAGCAGTCTTCACGAGAAACATTGCCCATTGAAGATCCCATCATTGGAGTTGCGTCTGATGTGTGCATTGGAAGAAGTGCATCCATGTCATTATCCTTAGGCATGTCATCTTCGTATTCATCACAACCGCAAGGACTCATTCCACATGCGTCACATCCGTGTTTATGACTTCCAACATGTCCTATGTCTTGTGAGAATGCACCGACTTTTCCGAAAGGTTGCATTCCAGTCATACCGATCATTTTAAATTCTGTAAGAATCATTTTTTGTAGTTGTTTCCGATTTAGTTTTGACATCTCTGTGCTCCTGTAAAGTTTACCTTATTAAATATACCTGTGCGAACGTAAATGATCATAGATTTTAACCTCGTTTGCAGAAAACATAAAAAAAGACACCCACAAGGGGTGTCTTTAAAATATTATTAGACTAACTAATTTATACTTTTTAAGAGCTTATTGTATTTATTGCAATCCAAATTCAAACTCTTTCCAAATCAGCGCGCCACCTACGTCGGAGTCGTGTCTGTGGAACCAGTATGGCGTTACAACTTCAGCATCGTCAAAGCTATAAGCTACAGCACCAGTGCCTGCTACTCCGTCAATAGTATATGTTACTGCGCCTGCTGCAGATACCATAACTTTAAGTGTATGAGTTCCACCATTTGCCCAGTTTCCGGCGCCGTCGCCACCGCCAGATGTGATATCTGTTACAACTGTACTGGCATTATTAATAATTGTTGTGGTTTTAATATCGCCTGAAACTACTGATAGTGCAGCTAGCTCATCTAATGCGTCTGGACTGGCGTTGTGTGCCTCAACCTTTGCAAAGCCGCATCGAATATCATCAAACCCGGAAACATCTTCTATTGAAAACTTAACAGACATAAAGAATGCTGGAGATGTGCCTACTGTAAAATAGTCTTTGTTTAGTTTGCCTAAGGCTGCTACTGATCTACCTCGAATAGCCCAGCCTTCATTATTTGTTTGATCGCCTGATACATTTAACCCTGCTACATTTAATGCTGGTGCTAAAAGCGTTTGAGTTCCAATAGCATGTACTGCTAGTGTATTACCACATCTAAATCCCCATTGATTAATTTCTCCGGTTGCGCCGGAGAAAATTGTCCCGTCTGATTGTGGATCTAAACTTACTTGTGCACCTAAATCAAATTTAGTTACGCGTATGTCACTAGTAGTAAATGTAACTGTTGACGCACAGTTGACACCTGATCCTGTTTTTTGAATCAGACCTTTTGAGTCTGTGATTTCTATTGCTGGCATAATTTTCTCCTATTTTTTAGATTTGTTTTAGAGTTTACTTGTTCGCAAGATTCCGTCACGCTGGCGAGGTCAGCTTTATGCAATGTGTCGGGCCTACTATTATATATTACTTAAGAATGCATTTAATTACAACAAATGATTATTTGTTTTTATATTTTAATCTTAATTGCGCATAACCAATATTATGCTTAATGTTTGAAATTAACTTATCAACTCTAGGATCTCTAGCTGATAATTCTTTAGAGTTAGTCTCGCCAACTTTTAACTTAAGCAATTCTAAAGTCTCAGCAAGCTGTGCATCTGATTTCTCATGAGCAATAATTGACTCAGCAAGCGCTAATTTTAAAATAGCAACTTCTTTCTTTAAACTATCAATATCTGACTTAAGTTCTGAGTGGTCATGCGAAACTGCTGCAACTTCTTTTTTCGCTACTGCGGGCTTTTTTGCTGTAGGCACAGCTGTTGTTTTCTTTGAGGGCATTTTTATTTCTCCTATGAAATTATTAATTAATACATATAATTATAACGTCAAAACAAAAATTTTAAAGGAATATAGAAATATTATGAAGCCTATTATTATTAAGTCAAATCTAATCACAAAAGTGCTCTCTGTCTACATAGACGTCTGCGCCATTACATTATACCCATTTATAGTAATTAACGAAGCTTGTGATCATCCTGTTATCATGAACCATGAAAAGATTCATTTAAAGCAACAAAGTGAGCTCTGGATCATTCCTTTTTATGTTCTATATGTATGGTATTGGCTTAAAGGAAGGATGCAAGGAATGGACAACCACGATGCTTATATGTCTATTCCGTTTGAAAAAGAAGCATATGAACATCAATACGATTTTGAGTATATTGAGAACAGAAAACCCGGGTCATGGAAAAGTTATATTAATTTAACTTAACACCCATAAAAAGACCTATTGAGGCTTGATGAAGATTTTTGTCAATAAGTCTAGGGGGTATAGAAAACCTTAAAGGTAGATCTTCTTTAGACTTATCAATGTTTGTTACTGAATTAATCTGCGGGTTAACGGGAACCGGTATACAATTTGCACCAACACAGTTAACGTTACTAGGTTGAACTACTGTCGGTGTGGTTGTTGCAGAATTTGATCTGACTTCTTGCTGCTTGATCCACTTTACAACTTCTTTAGACCCGTTGGAAGATGTGTTAACAATAAGTGCACTAGAATTATATAGCGTCATTCTCACGACTATTTCATAATCATTAATACTAATATTTGTTCGAACTAAGTAATGATCATTCTTTACAGCACATGCTAATGCATCTTTTTTATAATTGCAATCTTCATATGCATAGTTTATTGTATCAGCATCGTATACTTCAATTCTTTCTGTGTGCATTGTTACCGGTTCGTATATGCCTCTTTGATTTTTTACTTTACCTAGTCTAGAATGTGAATTTACGTATCCAGCAATTGACGCGTCATTTATATCATCACTTATTTTTTTACTTACATTATCTATGATCGGATCTTCTACATAAATAACCATATTTCTTCGGGCTTCAACAATAATTGTTTTACCTACATTTTCATCATCAAGCAAAGCCGGTTCATCAGCATATGCTATTTGTATTACCAAACCAATCAGAATTGCAATCATATAACTTTCCCTTTTATTATATAAATATACACATGCATAAAAAAAGGATGCTTTAAAAGCACCCTCATTAATTTAAATATCACTTAAATTTAAATATTTTATTCATAATCTTCGTATATAAAGTCTAATAACTCTCTGGCACCTTCAATAATGCCGGGAATTGAGACGTCGATAAACTTGGTATTTGTTTCCCATGATAGATGTGACTGGTGCTCTAGTATTTCTTTTGATAATCCCAGTAGTTGAAGTCTCATTGCAGCAGGAGATATTTCTTCAGGCTGCTGTATCATTAAAACTTCCTCTTCTTGGGGGGTTTCAACAACTTCGGGTTCTTCTACTAATTCTTGTTTCTTTTTGCGAGGCATAATTTCTCCTAATTATTTCTTTTGTTACATTATATAAGGTTTTATTTTGTTTGTACAAACTTATAAAGTTTTTCTGCCTCTAAAATAATGTTTTCTGTGGATGGTAGTGTAGGCCATACAGTTGTCTTTAAGACAATTGCATCCCGATCACAAAGGTATCTAATTCTTTCATATTCCTGATGATATCTGTGTGTTAAAATTTGCGCAGCTTGCGCTAACAGGCTTGCCCGCAGTGCATAAGTTGTTCCATTCATATCATTTCCTGTGTACTGTGTAGATCTGTTCTTAGTAAACAGTATCAGTATATACAAAAAATACACATTTTATAATACTTTATCTATTGGGTGATCATAAAAAACAAAAAAGGCGCCCATAAAGAGCGCCTTTCATTTAACTATACACACCACGAAGGCGTTAGATTTAGATAATTTCCATATCTAAACATGTAACTGTTCCGTAGAAGTCGGCACGAACCATTTTCTTTCCGTAACGAGTCATAACACCTTTTCTTGGGGTGAAATCCTCTGGAGCGAAGATGGTAGGTGTAACAATCAATGGTACGTAAGGAGCATAGACGTATCCAGACTCTAAGTAAGAACCACCTTTATATCCAACAAGAATCTTGTTACGTGGGAAGTAAGGATCTTTATAAACAGTAAATCTGTTAGTAAGTGATCCAATAGCTTCAGCACCAAGACTGAATGGGGCAGCAACTTGACCTTGACCATCAATTTTAATTGAAGGCTTGTAAAGTACAGAAGCTTCGAAGATTGTCGCGACTTCAGGGGAAACTACGATGAAGTTTGCACTTCCACGAAGAGTCTTTCTGTGAATCTCATTAGCAACGTCGATAATGGTCTCAACAAGAGTCTCATACCATTCGCGAACTGTACCAGTAAAAGTCGGACTCATTGACAAAGAAGAAGCTAATTCTTGAATTGCCCCTGTTCTTTTGTTAACAAATCTACCTGGCGCACGTGACCAAAAGAAGTTTGCACCTTTTGCTTCAACCAAGAGGTCATTAAGAATCTCACGATCGATTTCTAATGCAATCTGCTCTGAAAGAATCTGAGTCAATTCAACTTCAGCGTCCAAAGAGTGATAAGCATTAAGATCTTGTGCAAGTTCTGGGGACCAACGAGCTCTTAACTTACGTGTTTGAGCTGTTACCGCAATAGATTCGATCTTAATGTCGATCTCGGGTATGATTGGTGTAGGATCAGATCCGGAGAAGCTAGACTCAAAGCTTGGAATTGTAACAACACCACCTGTACCACCCTCGGCAGTTAGACCGTCAGCTTTAGGGTAAGCTACAATTGTAATGCCACCGGTGAATAATGCATCAGCTGAGGTACTAACAGTACCAGGACAAACAAACAGCACGTCCACAGCAGCCGAATCGGCTGATGTTCTTTGAGTCCATGTTGATCCATCCCAAGATCCTAATTGATTAAGTCTACGTACGTTTAATACGTTCGTACCTTGCTGAATAGTAGATTTAACTTTAGTAATACCACCGGAACTAGTTCCTCCAGCTGAATCAAGCAGTGATACACCTTTAACAAGTGTTTTGTCAAAGCTAGTTAGCTTTGATATATCTGCAATTACAAAGTGATAATTTGTGCTGTTATCAACAATATCAGCAATAATTTGCGGATCATGTTGCAATAGCGCCAAGTTTTTACTATTTGTAGTTTCAATCTGATTACCAATCGCAAAAACACCAGTTGTTGCATGGTATGCACCAGCAGCTGTTGCGTGTGCTGCAGCAATTTGTCCAGCAGCATGACCGGAGATTGCGTGTCCTGAACCAGTAACATATGCTTTTGAATATGTTGAACCAGCTAAGTCATACATACCGCCGATTGCGTCAGCACCTGACTGAATACTGTTTCCACTTGGTGAGCCATAAAGTGAGTTACCTTTTTCAAAAGTAGCTGCTGTATTTCCTGTTAAAGCTGCGTTTCCGAGTGTACTTCCTGCAGAACCGGCATCTTCACCACCTACTTGACTTCCATAAGAATAGTCTAAGTAGAAAAGAAGTCCACTTGGAAGACTCATTGGCTGA